TTTTTGTATTAAAAGGTTTGAATTTACTGAATGAAGAGATATAAATCAGGTAGTCGTTTATAATAATAGACAAATCCCTCCTCTTGGGTTTGCTAAAAAGGGACATAACGGTTTAAGAAACTGGGGGTCTCCATTAGCATTAATTGAACGTAATAACTGCGGAGCTCAAGTAGTCGATAGATTAGCGTTTGATATGGGGTATGAGAAAGTAGTATCATATGGAGCTAAGGTTGCAAACAGAACCAAACCGCAAATGGGTATGATAGCTCACACTAACACCAAATATAAAGGTGTTATGAATATGAGATACTTCATAAATGAAATGCGTGCTGTTACTATAGTGGATATCGAAACTCTTAAAGAGTTGAAAGATTTTATACGTTATCCAAACGGTTCGTGGAAAGCTAAAGGCGGTTACCACGATGATAGGGTAATGGCTATGATGTATAGCTTGTTTATACTCGAAAAAGAGCTAACAGAAAGATACTTTGATATTCTTGAATTGGACGATCACGGTAAACCTTGTTCGATAGAACCTATGGATTTTGGTGTAGCTTTGTTTGAGGAGCCAACATCCATATATAATGATTTTGAAGTCATTGGCCTAAATAATACGTATATTACTCCTATCGTCTTCGGTATGGGTGGTACAGATAAAATATCTGAAATAGATTTTCTAAAACAAGAAGGTTGGTCCTTATATGAGTAACACTTATCAACAGTCATCACTTAACAAATCCAGAGTAGATAAGTTTAAGCTTGTCTTTCAGGTTCCAAATGCTTTAAAGAGTATTAGTAATAACGTTCGTAGTAATAGTTCAGTTATACAAGACACAATGCAGTTCTCTATATACGGTACTGTAGTACCAACTATAACTGTACCCGCGTTAGAAATAAGATACTCAGGAAGCACGCTTTATAATTCTTCACACAACAAACAACCATACCCTCCTGTTACAGTTAGTTTTACTATTGATAACGAGTATTCAAACTACTGGGTTATCTATAAATGGCTTGATCTCTTACACAGTCAAAACGAAGGTATATTTGATGAACAAGATGTTATCAGTGATGATAGATTCGCTGAATATCAAACAGATCTAACTATATACGGTTTGGATGAGTTTAATAAGGAGAGAATTAAATTCACTTATACAAAAAGTTTTCCAACAGATCTCGGTGGAATAACTTTTAACTACAGAGATTCTGGAGAAATTGAGAGTTCCTTTACATTTGTTTATTCGCAGCTTCATACTACTCTTTTAACTTAAAAAAGTAAACTGAAATGCTATAAATAATTACATGGCAAAACGAACAATTAATTCACCAGGCGTGGAAATCAGAGAAAGAGATCTTTCTCTTAGAGTACCTACAGGTGCAGGTACTAATGTGTATGTTACAGGGTTTTCAGACCAAGGTCCTATTGACGAGGTAGTTGATGTTACATCATTGACAGAGTTTGAGCAAATTTACGGTACACCAAAAACACCAGCAGAAAGATATTTCTACCACACTGTTAAAGCAACTCTCAACTCAACTGCGAGATTAAAAGTAAATAGAATTCCATACGGAGGTGGTTCAGGTGAAGGTTTCGGTTCACTTTATTCAGTTTTAGCATACCCAGTTACAGCAGTTGGTTCTTCAACACTTGATGTAGCTTCCGGTACATACTTAGTTGGTCAACCTACACAATTTACTACAGATCAAGCTGGTTACCAGTCATTAGTAGATGGATCTTTATTCACAAGCGGTTGGTCGTCAACCGCATCTAGCACATTCAACTCTCTACAAAGCTTATCTGCAGCTGGTATTATTGTTATAAACAAAGCTCAGACTGTTATTGATGGTAAGTTTAATGGTTATTATATTGGTATCTCTGATAATACTAATATTAACCCTGCAAGCAACTATGATGCTATCACTACTCTTAAAACTACTATTGCTACAGCAGGTAGCGGTGGTTCTGAGAACTATATTGATATCCCAACTTCAAGACTTTCGTTTGCTCTTACTGCTACACCAGCGTTTGGTAATAACCCAGCTACCAACTCCATATCACAAGTTATGGAGGAAAAAATTACAAATTATAACACCTCTACAAGAGAGTTTGATGATACACTTAATATTGGTATCTTTAAGGTTAGACAATCTGTATTCAGCAAAGACGCTAATGAGCTAGATTACCTTCTTGAAGAAGGTTATAATGGTTCTATCGGTTACTACAGACAAATTAATAGTGAGCTTGGTGGACCTCCAGTTAACTTCTTCCTTGAAAATGTTGAAAATGATTCGAGAAATATCGATATTTTGGTTAACCCATATATGTCTGATATATTCGGCGGTATCAAGCTAAACAACGACGGTACTCCTGCTAAGAAAGTTAGAGTTATTACCAATCAACTCAGAAATGCATTTACTACACCTTCGCTAAGTGCAAGTGCTATCGCGAATGCAGGATGCACACTTAACCAACTACTTACTGCAGCAAATGCTTTAGGTTATGCAGATGCACTATACCCACTCGGTGCTTATGGTGAAACAAAGCTAGATCAAAAGCTTATCGGTAACTTACCAGCTAAAATTACAAGAGCTCTTGATAGAATTCGTAACGATGAAGTATTTGATATTGATGTAATTGCTGAAGGTGGTTTAGGTACTATCTGGACAACACTTTGTGGTACAGGTTCAACATACTTTGATGATACAAAAACTTGCCCTGATATTGAAGCTCTAAGAACTTCTAACGATCTTACAAATACAAACGCGCGTGATTTCTACACAACTATTGCAAATCAGTTCATAACATTCTGTGGACCTATTAAAGATGGTGGTAGAGGTGATGTATTGTTCGTTGCTGACCCAATCAGACAAATTCTTTTAACAGGTAAGCAGTCCAAAGTTATTGATGATTCTACTAAGAACTTCTCTGTAGATATCTACTGGGCTTTAAGACATCAATTTGAAAACATTAATAATTCGTACGCTGCAGTTTATGCTAATTACATGAAAGTGTATGATAATTATAGTGGTTTGTATGTTTATGTTCCATCTTCTGGTTTTGTAGCTGCTAAGTATGCTTCTAGCGATTCTGATAGTGGTCCATGGACTGCTGCAGCAGGCTTTAACAGAGGTATTATTAACGATGCAGTTGATATTGCGATAGCACCGAATCAAAGACAGCGTGATGAACTTTACAAAGTTAATCTCAATCCAATTACAAGATTCCCTGATCAAGGACTTGTTGTATTTGGTCAGAAGACACTCCTTAAGAAGCCAAGCGCGTTTGACCGTGTTAATGTAAGAAGAACATTCTTATATCTTGAGAAGGTAACAAAACAAGTAATGAAATTCTTCTTGTTTGAAAATAACACACTATTTACAAGAACACGTGTTATTAACACCCTTATACCTTTCTTTGAAAGAGTTAAAACTTCAGACGGTTTAACAGATTATCTAATAGTGTGTGATGAGCGTAACAATACACCAGAAGTTATTGATAATAACGAATTGGTTGTTGATATATATCTCAAACCAGTAAGAACAGCAGAGTTCATACTTGTTAACTTCTACGCTACTAGATCAGATACAAACTTCGAAGAGTTAGTAGGAGGTTAATGTTTAATAAAAGCCGCGGTTTTAAAACCGCGGCTTTTTTGTATTAACGTATATTTTATGCGTTTTATACACTTGAGGCATAAATAATTGTATGGCTAAAACAGAACAAAAGATTAGTAAATTTTATAGCGTAGCTGCTGGTAGAGATTTTTCACGCGATTTCTTATTCCGTGTGACTTCTATGAATCTAGCAGGTATTGACGGTGAGATTACTGAAGAAGATCTTATTTACGCAAAAGCTGCTACTCTACCTGGTAGAAATATAACAAACGTTGCGGTTCCGTATATGGGTCTTAATTTCAATATACCTGGTGCTGCTACTTATTCTGGATCTGAAGGATATAGCTTGACATTTTATGTAGATTCAAAGAGTAGATTACGTACTTTGTTTGAAAAAGCTTCAAGAGCTATGTTTGATGACTCTACATCAACAGGTTTGTATGGTACACCAGATAATACTAACTTTATTGAACTAGCTCAGCTTGATAAAGATTTAAGTGTTATTACTACCTACAAATTAATTGGTGCTTCAATTAGAAGTATCGGTGATATTCAGTATCAAATTTCTTCAGGTACAGGCCAAACTGTTGAGATGAATGTTACAATTGCATATCACTTCTACAATAAAACTCTATAATAAATGGCGTTAGTAACAGAGAATGACGGCCCAATCAGAAGACGATTAGAGCTTCATAAAGATTGGCGTTATGATATCCCATTAAAATTTTTATGGGCTGTATACATTTACCCAAAGACGCGTTTACTCGATGATTTGGGTAAAAATATAAAATCTGTTATAGATACATACGAAACTGTTAATACTAACCAATGGCCTGTTAATACAAAGTGCTTAACAGATTCAATGGATCGTTTTGGTACATTTGGAATTCTACTAGCACAAAACATTGCTCTACCCTCTGATTCGTTTGATATTAATAATACAATGATTGAAGGTGCAGGTGGTAGACTTGGTGGTCAATATGCTGGTAATAGACAAGGGTATGGTGGTTCAAATAAAGTTGATATAACTTTCCTTGAAACAAACATTGATGTATTTGATTACTTTTTTAAACCATGGATTATAGCCAATTCATACAAAGGTTTAATTGAAGACGGTACTGGTATTAATGAGTTAAAATGCGACTTACAACTAATACAGTTTTCTAGAGATGCTTATAGCTATAGAAATGTAGTTGGTGTTGGTAGCCCTATAGGGCAGTCTGATTTAAGTGTACGTAAAATCATAGAGTTTTATGATGCTACACCGTTCCAAATTAACGGTGATTCGTTGAGTTATGGTGATTTAAGTATGAATGATCTCACAAAGACTGTTTCATTTTCATTCAACAAATATGCTGTTGTATCTTCAAATAGCATACCCGGTAGTAATAGGTTTAACCTAGCAAGGTCTCCTGAAAACACCGTTAGCTCTATCATACCTGTGTCAAATTCAGGTAAGTAAATTATATAAGCTTTTGATTTTTTGATTCTATGCTATAATTAATAAGCATGGACTTTAGTGTTAAAATAAGCCTACCTAGTGGAAAAACAATAAGGGTTCCAGAGCTTAAAAATAAAGATTATTTTACTATTTTAAAATTTTGTGAAAACGAAGATTTAGAAGGGTTGTGTCTTTTTTTAAATGTGTGTTTTTTTGATAAGTTACCTAGTCTCGATATAATTGATAAATTTTATATTTTATTGCTAGTTCGGATGATGTATATAGATCCAGAACTAGTACTCGAAAATAAGAATGGTGAGAATATAAACATTAGCATTCAAAGCGTTATTGATAATATTGATTCGGTAGAGTTTGACTTTAATAAGGTCTATCGAGGTGATAGATATGTTCTTGAATTAGGTTTACCTACTTCATTATATTTTGATAGCTTAAATGATATATTTTTAAACATAATTAAGCGAATCGAAGTTGCTGATAAGGCTATTGATTTTAGTAGTCTTGATCAACAGGAAAAAGAGGAAGTCTTAAACTATATACCTAACACAATTTTTAATATGTTAAAAAGACATATTGAGATTATTTCATCCGATCTTGGTAACTTTGTAGTTATAGATAAGAATGATGATTTTGGAATATCTGGTATTAACCTCGATATTATTTCAAACGGTGTAATAACATTCTTGATGTCTATATTCTCAACAGGGTTAACGTCGTTCTTCGAAATGATGTACATCTTTACTAACAGACTAGGATTTACATCACAGGATTTCTTACAGTTAACACCTCTTGATTCAAGGGTTCTTTTTAATATATACAAAAAAGAACTTGCTGATAAAGAAGAAGAGTTGAAAAAGCAGAGAGCGGTGTAAATATACCATATAATGAGCAACGTTAAATCATTTATCGAAGAGTTAAAACAACTTAGCAATACTGAGTACTATAATGTGTATGTACCTTCTCTTGATAAGGAGATTAAGTTTAGAGCATTTTCTGTTAAGCAGCATAAAGATTTAATGAAGTCAGCTCTCGATGGAGTTGAGGGTACACTTAAGATGTATAAGGTTTTTAATGATATTATAGTATCTAATAGTTTTGAACCTATTAATTTCATGGTCTATGATAGAACTAAAATTCTAGTAGATCTACGTAAGCAGTGTATATCTGAAACTATAGAAATTTCTGAGACAGAATATAATTTAAACGATTTACCAGCATTTAATTTTAGCTTTGACGAAAATCGCACGTTTAAGTATAAGAAAATAGAAGTAGATGTAAGTATACCGTCTCTTAATATGGATTCTATTATAACAGAAAAAAGTATAGTAGAGTTTGGTAAGTATACATCCGAAGATAAGAAGGTCGGTAATTCACTTAGTATATTACTCGTATATGAACTGATGAAGTATATTGATGCAATAACTATGGATGATGCTGTTATCAACTTCAATGAAATTAATACGGTTGACAAGAAGGCTGTTATAGATAACTTACCACTTAAACTTATTAACGATATTCTCGATTATATAGCAAAATTCAAAGACTACGAACAGTCTTTATTCACTTTTTCAGACGGTACAAAGCTCACTATAGATGCGAGCTTTTTATCTATTGAATAAATACATATGTGGCTGAACAAAGCAATATATTAGACCCTCTTCTTAACCTAAGTAAAGTTATGAGCTCTTTAAGAGCTATGACTGAACCTAAGGGTGTTTACGAGGTTTCTAAGTCTATAACTCGAGATAGTGATAATAGAGAGAAGGATAGACTAACATCTGGCGAGCAAAACAGATTAAAGGAATCAGCTACTATTATAGGTAAAGTACTTAAAATAGGAGCATTTAGAGAAGGTCCAGAAGCAACTAGATTAGGAGATTTTACAGCTAACGCTGAAAAGCTCAAAACAGTTCCTACAGCTATACGCGATAAAGTTAAAGTTACAAAGCCGGGTGTCTCCTATGCTTTAGTTGCATTAATGTTGTTGTTGGGGTTAGGAACGTGTGTGAGAGCTGCTAGTAACTGCTAACGCATGGTTAACAACAAAAA